CATCAACATTTAAAATATCTTCTGCAAACTGAATTAAAAATTTTCTTTCATTTAAAATTTCTTCTTCAGTTCTCCCATGCATAAGTTGAGATATATAAATTTTTCTTATTTTAGTTGCCATATTCTTCCTCCCATGTTGTATTCCAGTATTTTACTCCATAAATTTCATTTTCTACAATTATTGAAGCTTCACGAATATTTAAGTTTTTTAACTTAGTTTTAAACCAGTCAATAATTTCTGTTGCTGACTCATGGTCTCGTAAATCTCCAAAAATACTAACTGTGTATCTGGCCAATGAACATTCGTCAGGATTACACCAAACACTCATATGCAAAGTACCTTCGCTTCCTAAAGGTAAATACTCATCTTCATGTTCTTCTGCGTATACCCAATCTTCTATAGGAGCATTCCAGTTTAATTCTTTACCAAAAATATTAGTAAAATCCAGCTCACTATCTTGAAAATCTTTCAATAAAAATTTGGCATAGTCTATTCGTGCGATTGCAGCTACATGTGTCCAATTACTCATTTATTACCTCCAAATTACTGTACCACTAAAGTTACTTCTTTAATCTGCACAGAATCATCTCTTTTCAATAAGGATAATTCTCCAGTCATTAAATCTACACAGTTGAATGACTTCTTTAAAGTATTAATTTCAGATACTCCCTCTTCAAGCTTCATATACATAATGCCACGAAATTCAAATACTTCACCTTTTCTTACATTATCAAACTTCTTTCCCATTTCATTTGTGTACTTAACTCGCATTTTGATTCTCCTTTAATTTTTTAATAATATTATAAGTAACATTGTTATTGTACCGGCAAGGTATCCCATTAACCAATCCCAGTCCATAGTTCTCACCTCGTATGAAATCTTAACGATGTCTTGCTTCTATAATTGCTCCCACAATTAATGTCCCAAAGAAAGGGATAATAAACCAAGCACCTTTCCATAACCCCAATAAAATTTCATGTAACATGACTCACACCTCCTCATTTATTAAATCCCTTAATATCTAGGTCTATGACCGTAAACATCTTTATACCAATCACTGTAAGTACTTCCGCATTCTACTAATCTCATTGCAGATTCAAATTTATCTACATCCCCGGATAATTCTTCTGCTAATGCTTCAGCTACTTCCCTAAGAGGAGTTTCCCAAGTATATTTACGATTTTCATACATTAATCTGATTAATTCATGACCTAACTTCCATTCTTCATCTGAATGACCAGCAATATTTTCCTCATAGTATTTCTGAAGTTCTAACTTATCAGATTCATCCTGTTTCTTAAGGTCAGAAAAGGTATTAAGTGTCTCAGCAATTTTATCCAAACTATCAGCTCCGCACAGATAAATGGAATCAGAATCAAGCAAGAAGTATTCTACATCTTCTGGAGAATGAATTTCCTGTCCATAAGCACAAGGTGTAATCCAAATTCTATCACCAGTCTTAAGAGTAAGAGAAAGTTCTGTCCATCCATTTTCATTGAATTTGTTGATAAGAGCTTTTTTGGTGTTTTCAACTGTATACATGATAGTACCTCCGCAATAATTAGTTATCATCAAATCACATATATATAATAACATATGTAAATACAATTGTAAATACATTTTTTATTAATCTACAAAATATTTCTTCTTTTTAAATCTCTCCAAATTCGCTCTTCATCCTCATTAGATAAGCAATGCATGTGCTTAAATAATAAATCATATTTCTTATTTAGATTATACCTCAATCGTTGACGTAATCTAATTAAATTTTTCATTGATTCAGAATTTGTTTCACAATCATTTGCTCGCAATTCTTTTAATTGATTATTAATATGCTTTAAATCGGATTTAATTTTTTCAATATGTTTTACATAATATTCATAAATAACTTCTTCTCTTGATTGATATTTATTTACATCCGTAGATTCTCCTTTAAATAAAATCATAAGTTTACCTCCTCTCATCAAAGGACTCATTTCATATATATATAATATCACATGTAAATACAATTGTAAATACATTAAATCATAAAAAAAACAGGTGGAATATTTCATCCACCTGTAAAATGAGAGAAACAATGTATATAGACGATATACACTTAAAAGGAGAAAACGTTATGCTACGATAGCACCCTTAATCAGTAAGTCAGCATTAAGAACTTTTGCATCGTACATAGTTGCCCAACCCTGGGAATTAGCACCATCAGCCATCTCAAGGAGCTGAGTAGGAACACAAGGCATATAAGGAGCATAAACACCAGCTGCAGCCTGAAGAGCACCCTGGTTAACACCGAGGAAGAACTCACCAGTAGGAAGCATAGGAGATACAAATACCTTGATTCCATTATAAGTACCAGCAAAGTAAGGTCCATTTACTTCGTTGATGGAAGCTGCCTGGAATCCAGGAACAAAAGCAAGAACAGGCATAACATCAGAAGCAACTACCATGAAGTTAGGAACAAATTTCTTTGTTCTCTGATAAATAGCCATCTTATATTCTTCAATCTTAGCAGCAAAGCCAGCATACCATTCTGCCATACCTACGCCAACACCAAAGGTCTTGTGGAATGGTTCAATAGTAGCTTCTGTTTGAGCAGCTTCATAAAGCATATTAACGATTTCAGAGTCAGTTTCATAAGAAATCTGAGCAACAGCTTGTTCAGCAAGACCATCAGCAAGGGAGAAACCATAATCAGTCTTAGCTTGGAAAGCAGCAAGCTGTGAATAGAAGATAGCAATTCTTCTTGCTTTAGCAGTAAGAGCAATATTCTTAAGTTCTGCTTTAAGAGTAGGAAGAACTTCCTGAGGAATGATTTGATTGTCATAAAGGTATTTAACCTTTGTAGCTCCTGTAAGTGTGATAGCACCATCAGCACCTACAGTTACATCTGTCCAAGCACCATCAGTTCCAGTGTTAGCTTGAAGAGTACCATCAATAGGCTTAAATCCTAAAGCAGAAATGTTTGTTTCACTACCAGTAACAGTTTCAACAACAGCGTTACCAGTATAGTTAACATCCATATTGCCTAATGCCCAAATATTATTGGTCATATCGCCTTGAGCGGATTGTCCCTTAGTAGTACCTTTCTGATATTCCATATAAGCAATGGAACCAGAAATGGAGCTCATAGGAGAAACTGCAACGAGGTCAAAAGCAATAAGGTTAGGAATACCAACATTGGTAAGAGCCATGCAGAATTTTTTGTAATCGTACATTTGAGCTCTTTGAGTAGCTGCTCCAGACATATCAAGAGCCTCATTGAGGAACTTAGAAACGTTGTCAAGGCACTTAGCAACTACCATTTTCTTAGACATATCCATCTTATCACCGTTATGAGCTTTTGCATAAACGGATTCAGCAAGCTGGACCTTCTTTGAATATTTTTCTAATAAAACATTAGCCATAATATGTAAAAAATCCTTTCTGTTCATGTTATTAAGTTGTCAAGGTGCAAGTGAGTTGAGGGATTATGTTATTTAAGACCAGCTAATCTCAATGTCAAATCATCAAGGTCTTCTTCCATTGGAACTAAAGTTCTTGTGTCAACATTGGTAGCTTTAATCTTTAGTCCCTCGGTCATTTTACTACGAGGAGTAGCAAATGGTAAATCACTCATGTTCAACTTATATTCTTGTAAGTTTTCACAGATTTTATCTATATCCTTAAAGCTATAGCTTTCTGGAAGTCTGTTTTTAATCTCTTCAGAAGTAACCCCTAATCTAATAGCTTGAGTATCAATATATTTGTTCACTGATTTGACAGCTACATCTCTATATTTCTCAACTAAATCATTCTGAGAACTTAACTGCTTAGAGTAATGTTCTTTCATTTGTTGATAATCTTTAGTAAGGGTTTCGTATTTTTCAGTAAGTTCTACATATGTTGCATTACTCTTTTCAATAGAATCATTACTGGCTTTTACTTGCTCCTGTAAAGCTTTCAACTGAGCATCTTTTTTAGAAAGCTGTTCTACTAACTGTTGAACTTTTTCATTCTTTCTTTCAATAGATTCACTGAGTTTCTTACATTTGTTTTTAAATGTTTGTTCACTCGTTTTAACAGAAGTGAGCTGTTCATTAAGTTCGTTATAACTAGTTAAGTTTTCAGATAATTTATCAGAATCAGTTTGTGATTTAGCTAATTCTTCTTTCAATGAAATTTCTTTAGTATAACTAACTGATAATTTTTCTTGAAGGTCAATTATCTTATCCTGTAACTCTTTATTAGTACTTAATAACTTTTGAAGTTGTTCTATAATTGCCCCGTCACTAACGGCTGCACTATAATCGTTTTTATTTTCAATATCTTCTTGTACTTGAGAAGAAGATAAGGAGTCTAAACTTGTTTCCACAAACTGCTCAAATTTAGGAACTGACAATTCAATTTCTTGATTATCATCTGAAATATATATTGTATTAATATAATCAGATTTTTCCTGAGCAGACATAAATGGATTATCTAAAATGGATTTAACTTGTGTAATTCCAATTTCTTCTGCTTGTTCTAAATCATTAGAACCACCTAATAAAATATCAGGTCCAGATGGATGAGCATGAACTCCATATGTATAATTGTATCCAGCAAAATGAGCTTCATTTAATTGCTCATCTATTTTCATACCATCTATCCAAAATTTAGCATTGATGTGATTAAAATAGCATGGTGGTTGTACAATTTCATTTTTAAGACTTATTTTTTGCCATACATCAATATTTTTAGCATTATAATTATCAATTAATAACTGAGTTAACTGGTCAGCTATAGCGGATAATTCATCTGAAGTAAGTTTATTATCTGAAACTGTAATGATATTAGCAGCTAAATTAATGTTATCATTATCAATAATATAATCTACTGATACATCGTTGGCATTTAACGCTGCTTTAATTTCTTTTGAAATCGTTGATATCATAGATTTCATCTCAGGAGTTTCTTTTTGGTCTAATCTTCTTTGAACAGCATAAAAACCTTCTGAGTCTCCAATATCTTGAGCTTCAGTTAAGGATTCATCAGTAGAATTATCGTTAATCCATTCAGTTGCTTCATCATCAGTAGAAAATTCTTGAACAATATCTCCTTTAGAATCTCTAACTAAAGTACCGGAGTCTGTAGGTTGAACTTCATAATCCTTATATTGACTTTCATCTAATGTCATTCCTAAAGTAGTAAGGGATTCTTGAATTACTTTCTGATTTTCTTCTGATTCTTTATTGATAGATTCAGTAAGCTTTTCTCTCAAAGTCTTATTGTATCTCTTTTTATCCAAAGCTTCGGTTACATATTGTAATCTTGCCGCTTTAACTGCAGGAACAAGAACAATATCAAATCCCTCACAATTATATGTGTCAGGATTTACTGATTCTTGTCCATCAAAATCTGTTTCTAAATCTCCTGAACCTCTTGAAGAGATTCCTAATGTTGAACCATAATCACATAATGATTTTAAAATTCTTCCATTTGGAGTATTTAAGATATCAAAAACGGCTCTTAATTTTCCATCCTTACCTTTTTTAGGTTGTTCAGCAAGACAAACACATATTTTTTCCATATCTGTTTCTTCTCTGTCTGCAGGATGGCCAAGTTCACCATAACAAACCCCATTATCAATTCTTTCTTTCATAATGGGGTCATTAAATACATTTTCCCAAAGTTTTTCAGGATATTTTCTGCCATTTCTAGTAGGATTGATAATATCAGCACACACTCCTACTAATCTACCTAAAATACCCCTTTTATCCATTTCTTCTTTGGATAATCTTTGATATTCTAATTCATTTGTTTTAGATTCTTGTAACATTTAAATAATACCCTTAATCGTAGTATTTATCTAATCTTAATTGATAGTATCTTTCTTTAAGCTGTTTACTTCTTCCAGCTTTAGCTTTCTCTCTTCTTTTGACACCTTTAGATTTATAGTACATTCTACTTCTATATTCTACTAAGATTCCTTCGGCATCTACTTTTTTTCTTAACTTCTTAATGGCTTGTTCAATATTTCCATCCTGTACATAAACAGTTGCCATAAAGAAATCACCTTCTTTCATAATGGGTTTTGTTTAATTTTATACATTAATTTTAGCAAAATAATCTATAATTTTATAATTTTAATAAGTACCTATAACTATAAAATACAATCCATTTGCAATTGTTCTCTCATAAAATATCACCTCAGAATGGTATCCCTATTATTTCGCCGCCTTCAGTGTGTGACGATGTAGTGTACCCATAGCATCTTACTGCTACTGTTACTGAATCATCACCTGTCTCGATAACATACCACGTAGCACAACCACCACCATTATTTGCTGAAACTCTGACACTTCTACCACCATATCCTGTATAACCTGTTCCACTCATAATAGATATATAACAAGCGTGTTGTGTTGAAAGTGTTGTTTGCGAATAGGTGGAAGCCAAAACCAAGTATCTTGAATTAGCAGGGAGGGTTATCTGTGCAATGGTGAAAAGAGCAGCCGCGTTAACAGTAACTGAGCCACCTTTAAATATTATAGACTTGCTTGTTTTTTCTTCTAACCCACTGACCCTATTTCCTAAAGTAGAGATATTTCCTTCGGCCCCACTAACTCTAGTTCCTAAAGTAGAAATATTTCCTTCTGCTCCACTGACCCTATTTCCTAAAGTAGAAATATTTGTTACTATTCTCGTAAGAAGTGATTTAAGCTTTACCATAAGCCCCACCTCCTAATATAGAATGATAAAAGTCCTGTATTAAATTGGATATTAATTTGTTACAGCTTTGTTTTCCCATAAAATATCACCTCATTAGTTGTAATAATACATATATTAATGGTGCTGAATAGATAAAAGAAATGACTCCCATTATGAGAGATAAAATTATTAATATCAATATTATTGTGGTTAATTTTTCCATATTATACTGTTCTTCTTCACATATACTATATCATTAAATATCTTCCTCATCATTACTTATCTCTTCCAATACTTTTAAATCACTTTTTACAAAACTTAATAACTTTTGACAAGGAATAATATCTTTCGTATTATAATAATTCAATAATACCTTACATATCTCATCGAATCTTACATTCTGTAAAAAATTTACATCATCAATAGTTTTATTAAATAATAAAATCTGTAATTGTAGACTTGCTAATGTACATAATATTTCTTTAGGATTTTTATTTTCAGTAGGTATTCTAACTATATTTATATATAAATTTGAAGTTTTTTTATTGTAAGAATGTCTTAATTTTTCATAAAATTTTCTTACATTAAATTCCTTGTGGTCATTTATAAATTTTATAGTTTGAATATCTGGTTCCGACATAGAAAGTAATCGCATAATTTCATCATCGCAATTTAATCCTGTGTCACGGAGTTCAAATAATAACCCTAAACATTCAGTTTTAGTTATCAAATAATATCACCTACCTTAATATATAAATTATTCTCCCATGACTAAAACTTCTCCAGTAGAGGAAGAAACTATAGTCACAGAAGGAATTCTTATATGAAATTCATCTATGCTTGATTTATCTGCATTATCTTCTATAAAAATAGTATCTAAATCAGAATCTACAAATACACCAGAATCAAATTTTACATTTGAAAAATTTTCAAAAGTTACTTCTCTAATTGAACTTTCACTAAAGGCTCCAATACCAATACCTTTTACACTTTTAGGAATAGTTATTTTTCTAATATTGCTATTTGCAAAAGCATATTGTTGTATTGACCGAATAGTATCAGGAATTACAAATGTGGAACCAGCATAATAATTAAATTCAAATGGAAAAATAGTGTTACTATCTTTGAAATATGTTGTAGGACCTAAATTTTGATACATCCAAGTCAAAATTTCTATGCGGTCATCATCGGTGAGTTCAAGATTATTTTTTCCAGATAAACCTAAACTGATAATTAATCTGGCGTCCTTTATATTATTCTTTTGTAAGAAAGGTTTTATATTTTCTACTACAAATTTTACTTGTTTTTCTTTGGTCAGTCGTTTAGCCATTATTTATACCTTAAAGCATATCACTCATATCACCAACTCCTAAATCTTCTGGAGTAGGTAACGAAGGTTCTTCATCAGAAATTTCTTCTGTACCTAAGTCTAAATCATCTCCTAAATCAAAATCATCAGTAGAATTATCTAACAAATCATCAAAACTATCTGAAGAACTTGAAGAATCTCCACCTAAACTATCAAAATCAAAATCATCTGATTCAGAGGTATCATTTAATGAAATATCTTCTTCTTGTTCATCTGTTTCTAAACTATCAATATATTCTTGAACTAGTTCAATTACTTCCCCATTCGTGATAGCATTAGATAATAATGATTTCATAATTTTAAGTTTAGTAACATCATCTTCAATAGAATCACCAACTATTCTTAAAACATCATCTACTAATGCAACTTTGGATGAAGTATTTTCTCTCTTGTCTAATTCTTCTTGTGTAACAGGTGATTGCATTTTTAATGCAAACTTATTTACATAAGTAGTTAATCCTCTATCAATTAATAAAATATTAATTGCGTCGGTAAGTGTTTGACAAAGAGTAGCTTGAATTCGTTTAATGGTTTTAGCATATCTAGAAGATACAATGGATAATGAAGTACCACCATTAAATCCTGTAGCGTCATCAGTATCTCCAATAAATTGCTTAGGAATTTTCATTGCACCATATAATTTATTTTTAAAATAATCTATATCTGCAATATCTCTAACATTTACATCCCCGCCAATTTGTTGGGTTTGAATAGCACCAACCCCATTGTGAGTAGGAACATAAACATTATTTTCCATAGCTCCTGGGTTGGTATACTCCGTCATATTATCATTAGTTGTAAATGATGTTTTTTGTTCAATTAATTGTTTGATTCTCTGTAAATGCGGACCAATTCTTTCCTTGGGCATGTCTGCTACTTCAACTTCGATTACTCTCAATATGGAAGATTTGGTTAATCTATTTAACAAGAGAGCATTTTCAAGTAACATCATTTGACGCCATATTTTATAAACATTATATAAAATGGATTGTCCCTTACGAACAGAATAAGTATATGATAAAGCTTCTGTATCTTCTATAGAATCTCCCATAAATAACTGCACTTGTTCAGGAGTTCTTGGAGTATCATCTTGCAATGCACCATGTACAAATGATACAGCATTAAATACTTGTACATCTTGCCTTTTAAATTTATAAAGATAATACATTGGTTGAATACCAGAATCTGTATTACCACTTGTAGGCAATGTATTTGTTTTTATATAAGCATATGATTTACCAAACTTAGTTAATTCAAACATCTCTCCTGGATTAGGAACAAGTTCTATGTAATTAACCAGTTTATCATCTGATGAATAAGCTTTTATTAAAACATCCTCATTTAATGGAGTTGATTCTCCCTGTGTTTTTTCAAACTCTTCAGTTAGAATACTTTTCTTGTCACTTTCAGAAAATAAATTATCTTCAAAATCGGATTGATGGAATAATTTAAGATATATATCACCATATTTAATTAATGAATGAGCCCATCTATAAATGTTTTTATCAACATTTAAATTCTTCAATAAAAAGTTTACATATTTAGAAACTTGAGAATCACTAGATTCCGCCCATACAATTTGACCTTGGTCATTAGTTTCAGTAGCATCTTCTGTATAGATTTCCAACATAGAAGCAATAGTAGAATCTTCACTCATTGTATCTAATACTTGATATAATGTTTCTCTACTGTTTGAAATTTGAGCAAAACTGCCAAATTGACCAACATCAATAGTGTTAGCAGTTCCTGCTTCTACTAAAGCTTTATAAAATTCATCTTCTGTATCTATACCTATATTTACCGGAGGTTTAGGTACAGGATTTATTCTTTTGTTTAAATCTGGAGATTCCTGATTAAAAACTTTTTTCTTAATATCTTCCATTAATAATTCCTATATAATAATACCATTCATTAAGTAATTGTCGATATTCAAATCACCTCGTTTACCAAACCCGAAGTCCATGAAGTGACTATCATCATTAATTTTAGCACGTTTTAATTCTTCTTCAAAATCTAAAATAACTTGTTGTTTTTGTGCTTGTGAACTTAATCCACTTGTAGACACATCTACAATTGTATCTAAAGTTTCCCCAAATTCAAAATTAAATTCTTCAACATGTTTAGAAGCATTCCATAAAGCACCACAAACTGCGTCAGATTGGTCTTTTGAATTTATTCCTCCACCTAAAGGTGTGTGGTCAACTTTACCTGTGTTATTATTTCTTTCCAATCCTATGATTTCTTCTGTTAACAATGTAGAATCATACATTCCAATTCTTTTTTCATATATTACATTTTTAAAGAATTGATAAGGTAAACAAACCCTGTCAGTTAATCTATCAACTGAAATAATTTCTGTTGGAATGTTTCGAGCTTGTAATGCTTGTAATAAATCATAAGATTGAAATGTATCTGCAGATACCCCTTTAAGATTAAATCCTTGTTCTTTAAGCCAATAAATAAACTGCCTATTTTTTTCAAAAGAAACTTGATAACCTTTAGGAGCTTTTACTGAAACAGAAAAGGCTAGTTGAAATAATCCATCTCGGGATTCAGGCTCGCCTTCAACATGAGGCTTACTACCTTTTATCCAAACTCCAGCAATACCTGTTTTATCACCACTAATGGACATATCTAGATGAACATATAATGGTTTTTCTTTCATATTTTGAGGAACATTTTCCATATTGAAAAAATTATAATATTGAGCAGTATCATTTTCAGCATTTCCTACTTCAATAATGTCTCTTTCAAATGGATTTTTCAGTTGAGGATTTTTAACTTCCTTTAATCTAACTCCACTGATATATCTAGAACTACTTGTTGTGGAAATACCAGCAATATCTTGTAATGACTTGTCGATATCTTCAACAAACTGTTCATAATATCCAATGGGTACATCTAATAAATTAAATCCTCTATTTCTATACTCTTGTAAATCTTGCGGAGTTGCATTTAAAGGTATAACTTCGGACTGCAAAAATTTATTACCAACTGCAATCTTAAATTTTATATTAGAATCCTTATCATTTCTAATTACCCATTGTGGTTCATCAACCACAAGAGTAGTTTTACTTTCCATTTCTTTTCTTTTATGGATAAATGTTTCCATAAAGGATTGTTGAGTTCGTTTAGACGATGCAATAATAAGAATTGTGGGATTTTTATCTCCCTTCATGAATCTTGATTGCATACGAGTTGAAGCTGCTGAAACTAATTCTTTAGCTTTCTCTTTTTGCTTTTCAACATCTTGATTTGGTTGAAAACTGATTTCATCTAAAAAAGCACAATAAACAGCTCTTCCTAAAATATGTCTGGG